ATACTGAAATTTATCCTGTTGAAAGTGACGGCAGACCTGCTCCTTTCAAGAAAATGGGAACTCGTATTCATTCTAAGAATATTGAGGAAGCAGTTGAAAAATGTCCTGTAGAACTGGCTGTGTTCGATTGCATGATGTTTAATGGTGAAAATCTAATGGATAACTCATTGAGAGAACGATTACCGTTTATCCTTAAATTCCATAAACAAGCAGTTAGAGTTACAGAAGACAGTGTTTCTTTCTATAACTTAGCAATCAATGATGGTTACGAAGGTATAATGGTTAAAGACCTTAACGCTCCATATGAAAGTGGTAAACGTTCTTGGGTTAAATTTAAACCACCAAGAATAGAGTTAGACGTTGTAGTTACTGGAGCAAGATATGGTGAAGGTAAAAGGGCTACAGTGTTTGGTTCATATGATATAGCAGTTAAAGATGGAACGGAGTTTGTTCCTGTTGGTAGTATAGGAACTGGGTTTTCAGATATAGATTTAATATCTTTAACTCAACAAGGTAAAAAGATAATACAAAGAGTTGAGAACGGAACCTATGAATTACTACCTAGAATAGTGTTAGAGGTTACTGCTGATTTAGTAACTAGAGATGCTAATGATAACTTAGGATTAAGGTTTCCTAGATTACTAAGAATAAGAAGTGATAAACCAGTATCAGATATTAATACAATACAAGATGTAGAGGGAATGATATGACGTGTATGTGGAAAGGAACAGCAAAAGAAGGAGGCATCGTTTGTGGTAAAAACCCTAGAGATACAATTTTTACTACTGATGTTCACCTAACAACATGTGTCGATTGTATAAGATTATTTAACAGTAGACAACACAATCTTGTTAAACATAGACGTGTTCATCTAAACGTTGATTTTTTATCTAATGAAAATCTTAAAGTTAGCGCAGTTCCATATCAAGTTAAGAATATCTACACTGGGGAATTAGAAATAAAAAATAAAATAGTTATATCTTTTGAAGATAAAGAATATCTTTCTTCGGAAGCAACTCCTATGTGTAAACTTAGTGGCGACATAAAACCTTGGTGGAAAGTAACGAATGACCCATCCAAAACAACTTGTAAACACTGTTTTTCTGCGGTTTGGGGTTGTAAAGATGCAAAACGTTTTATTCTAAGGGGTATATTTGTAGAGTTAGGTCAGCCTATGAGATTAGTTAATGGCTATCTAAAATATAAAACAAATCAGGAATTAAGAGATTTACTAGATTCCCTAATCGAAGGTAAACTTACTATTGAAGATTTGGCATCAGAAATGAATGCGTTGCATAATGTATAAGTAAGGGGCTATTAGTAGCACCAAATATGATACAATGGGTTTTGAAAAAACTACTTTACATTATGGGAGTAGTTTATGTAATAATAGATACGTTTGTTAAATATCCAACAGACGAAATCGTAGGGATAAAGATAGATGAATCATTACAGGATTTAAACAGAAGACAACTCTGTAGGCAAATGGAATTCACATATGGATTAGATGAAGATGTGTTTTGGAATTTACCGTCTACATCTAAAATTAGATTGGGTTGTCAAATAACTAGGAATATGCAAAAGAAAGCAAAGATGGATTCCGAAGATATGAGGGAATTAAACAAGTGAGGTTTTCTCATGAAGTTTTATGATGAAAACGTTAAAGCAGAATGGACAGAAGAATACGGTTCAGTAACGACTGTGACCTTCATGGTCTATAGTGAGATGGGAACACAAGATAATTTAATCATTAATCATGCAATTGGTGATTTATTAAATATGAAAAGATTTGCTCAGTTCATAGAAGATATAGATTTAGAGAAAGCAGAGTTATTAAATACATATAAAGGGATTTGTGTTCAATGGATATTCCCCGATAAGTTAGATAATATAGAAGAAATTAAAGAAACTATTTCCGATGGATTAAGTTTCCAAAGATTAAAACATGAATGTATAGGAGTGTCAACAGATGTTTACGAAAGAACAACTTGAAGGAATATTGGTATCGCTGGCTAGTCCAGAAGTATCAATAGAAAAAGATAGCAAACAGTCTATCGGTTATAGAATAAGATTAGTAGTTAAAGTAAGAGCAATGAATATAGAGTTCTTATCTACACTACAAGAAACTTTAGAGGAATATGGTATAGATTCCTACTTAAAAGAAACAGAACATTGTGATAGAAAATATCCTATACTTAGGATTACTAGTATAAATAATCTATTACAGTTTTATAAACTTATACCAAACATACCAAAGCATTGCAATAAATTCGAATCATTTTTAGAAGTATTAACTATTGTTTCTAATAAACATCATTTAACGCAAAAAGGTTTTGATAAAATATTAGAGATAAAGGGGTTAATAAAGTGAGTTTAATAAATATGGGAGAAAAGAAAAGACCAATATTAATAACAGGAAAAAGCGGAACAGGGAAATCTACACTTGCTAAAACATTAGTATCAGAAAATGTATTAATTTATTATGGTAATGAGATAGAGGATAAAGATTGGAAGTCCGTTGAACAAGATATTATTATTGAAGAAGTACATTATAAAGCAAATAAAGATATTATAATGAATGTGATACGAAATTGTAAAAACCAAATCGTACTAACTTCTAATAATGAAAAAGATGTTTCAAAAGATATTAAGAATTGTTGTAAGATTAGAAGGGCAGGGACTAAAGCATATGCTTTAGAAGAAATAAAAAAGATAGCACCAAGAAGTCAGCCACCACACAAAATAGAATTAAGTGTGTTTGAGTTGGTAGGTGATTATCTTAAAAACACTAATCGTAAAGAAGTACTAAAGAATTTAAAATTCAATAAACCTGCCGATGTACAAATCATGACTTGGTTAGGATTAAATCTTAATCCAAATAAGTTAGTATTTATAGATGGTAGAGTAAAGAGAAGGTGGTCTTCTGATTACTTCTATGAGTTATTAGCATATGCACATGATGGAAGAATATATTCAAAGATTCAATTTCCCAAAAGAGGAAGTTATTCTAAAGTACCCACTATTCTTAGAAAGTTAAGAATAAAACCAAATCAAGGCTATTTACTGCCTCAATTGTTAAAAGATGAAGAGTTTGCTAAGTGGGCAAAAAAGAGATTGAAAAGTGAAGAAACGAGAGTATTAGGAATGAAAGATAGGACAAGACCTAGAAACGCTCCTATAACTCCAAATAGAACCTTAAAATTAGATAGGTGGTTTTAAAATGTTATGGACAGAAAAATACAGACCAAGGAATATACACGAATTAATAGGGCAAGAGATATTTAAACTCGATGCCGAGAACTGGATAGAAATAAAAGATATGCCTAATATATTATTACATGGGCAAGCGGGCGTAGGTAAAACTGCCGCCGCAGGTATCTTAGCAAATGAAATGTTAGAATCTGAAATGGACTCTAATTATTTTGAGATAAACGCTAGTGATGATAGGCGACTTGAAGTAGTTAGAACTACCATTAAAGATATAGCACAACAGAAAGCAATCGGTGATGTTCCATTCAAAATCATATTACTTGACGAAATGGATGGGATGACGACAGATGCGCAGAATGCTTTAAAGAGAGTTATGGAACGATATGCTTCTAACGTTAGATTTATCATTACTGCTAATGATAGAAGTAAAATCATTTATCCTTTGCAATCTAGGTGCGCTAACTATTTCTTTACTAAATTAGATAGCACTATAATTTTAACTTTATTGAAGACGATTTTATCAAGGGAAGATATTTCACATCCTTCTGATGTAGATTTGGGTCAGTTTATAAGTCACTACAACGGTGATGTTCGTAGAACAATAACGGAATTGCAAGCCGCACTTGCAAGTGGAACAAGTTTGAAAAGACAGGTGAATAAAAGTTTAGAGAGATATGATGATATTTTACAACTGTTAGAAAGCGAGAACCACAGAAAAGCACTAGAGGAATTACATAATGCACTTTATTCAGGAAAAACTGTCAAAGATATATGTTATGGATTACATGAAGTTATTGTTAAAAGCGATATGAATGATGATTCAAAATACAAATATTTGAGAGCAGTAGGTGAAGCAGAGTGGAGAGGAAATTCAATGACCCCAAGAGTATTAGTTTCTTGGTTGGTTGCACAATTAAAATAATAATCCAAACGGATAATAAATCTAGTCTAGCGACTAGTATAAAATAAATAAAAAATAAAAAGAGGAATATATATGAAAGAAGAAATGAAAAATGAAATAGAAAAATACGCTGAAAAGTTAGGCATAACTGTTGAACAAGCGCAAGCAGACTTCGACAATATTGTTGTACAACACAGTTTAGATTTAGAAGATGAAAACGGATTTAAAATCGCTAGAAGTTTGTTTAGGTCTAAATTTGGTCAACAAGTTGCTATAAAGAAAAAAGAAGAAAGTGGTGAAAGCCAAGAGTTTACTGGAACAACTTACACTAAAACTGCTACTGGTTTCTTTTATGCTGTTGAAGATGCAAGAGATTGGGAAGAAAGAAACAGGACAACTCTAATGGCTGAATACCAAAGAGATTCCACTGCTAGTTTAAATGCAGGTAATGTTGCTGTTGCTGTTCAACTAGGAGATGGAAGATATGAAGTAACTAGATTTGCCAATGATGAATTGGCAACTAAAGTTTTAGAGAAAATTCCTGATAGCGCTATGGCTGTTGATGATGATAAATGGATAATCCCAATTGATTCAAGAAAAGCATGGGGAAGTGGACAAGCAAATCCTAATTATGGAAAACCACTACCTGCTGAAAACTGGTCAAGAAGATTATTCTTTGTAGGTAAGTTAGATGAAAGTGGTGAATACCAAAAATATCAACTAAGAATGAATGGAGTACAATGTAAAGATTTTGCTCCTAATACATTTAGTTGGTGTTCATTTACTTGTGTACCTAATTCAAACAATGCAAGTATATTAAGCGCAAGAAAAGATGGAAGCACTGTATCATCATTAACGTATTTAGATTCTGATGAAGAAATAATTAACGTAATTCAATCTACGTTAGCAGATAGTATTTCTGAATTAGTTGCTTTAGATGCATTCCATTCTGATAATTCACATAAGAAAGCAGATGAAAGAATGATGATTACAGATGGAAATGTTACAGGTATGAACTTACAACAAACTGCTAATGGTAATCAAACATTATTCTTAAGTGATTTAAATGTAGATTATGATTATGATGGTTCATCTAATGCTGTTGCTTGTTGGGTTCCAAGTCATGTTGATATTGATTTTGGTATCGGTAGTAATGTAATTGTTTGTGGTAGAACTTCACAAGGAACTGATAAAGAAACAGGAGAACTAAGAAATGTTACAATCAATGTATTAGGATTATATGTTATTGATAGACATGGAAGTGCAGAAGTAGTTGAAGCCCCAGTGGAGGATAACTTTGATTGGTTTTAGATAGATAAACTCATGGGGGGTTTTCAGGTAATAATGAAGGGGTGAGGATTCACATGCCCATTCCCACTTCATTCCCTCCCTACGTTTATTTATTAAGGAGAGATTATTATGAGTTTAAAAACTATGAATAAACCAAAACAACAACACGCCGTTGGTCCAGAAGTTCAAAAAGAACTACAATACCAGCAGTGGAAAAAGTTAACACAAGAAGCAAGAAAAGCACAATTAAAAAGAAAGCATTCCTTTATGGTTTTATCTATTGAAGGTAAAGCCAAACAAGGTAAATCTGGATTAGGTCTTGACATAAGAACGGATAAAGAAATAAAAGATGGCGCTGTATTACGTTTCTTAGATTTTGATGATGGTGCGGAAGTAACATGGAAAGCATGTTGGGATTCAGACCCTAACATTTATGTTTATTGTCCTAATCATTATAATTCTGATGGAACAGAAAACTATGCTTTAACTATGCAAAATGCATTAAACTTCATTAGAGAAACAGAAGAAATGATTGCAGATAAAAATACTAATGTTAGAGCATTCGTTATGGATGGTATGGATAAATGGAATGATTGTGCTACTAATAAACTTAGATATGAAATCAATAAAGGGGATAGAAAGAAAATGACTAACCCTATTTCCCCAACAGCATACGGGGCTAGAAATATTGACCATAATGAAGTGTTTATTAGTGCTTTAAGATTACAATGTGATAAAGTATTTATTACCCATTTGAAACCTACATTTCAAGATTTTAACAATCCTATTGTCACTGGACATGTTGCTAATTGGAATAAAGATGTTCCCGATAAAATGATGCAAATGATTACTATTCGGGATGAAACTGTGGGTAACAATACTAAATATGTTGCAAGATTAAAAGCAAGTAAAACAAACCCCAACTTAGTTGGTAAAACTTGGACTATCTTTGAGTCTAACTCTAAAGAAGCCAAATGGAATGGTATTCCCGACCTAAAAAACAGGGGAATTTAAACTCGCAAGAGTGAGGTTTACTAAATAAAAATGACGAAGCGTTCGGCATGAATCATAGTAAAGGGGAGTTAGGTGGCCTCTTGTCATTCCTCATTAGCGAGAGCAAGGTGATTAAAATGCAAATAGAAGTTAAAAAGAAAGATATTATAGAAGCATTGAAAAATGTAGAATTAAAAGGGAAATGGGCCAGCACTGGAGGATTATCTTCAAAGTCTTTGGGTAACTATATTCATTTCCAAATGCAAGATAACAATTTATTATTAGTCAATTCAGATGAATCTACTACTGTTATTAAATCTGTATCTGTAGATGCGGATGATGAAGGTTCTTTCGTATTAGAAATTGATACTCTTAAAAAGTATTTATCTAAGATGAATGAAGACATAAGTTTAACAGTTGGAGATACAGTAGTAATGCAATCAGATGGTAAAAGAGCAACGATGCCAATTGTAGTTCATCATCCATTTGAAGGTAGAATAAATAGATTTATAGAAAGATGGCCGTTAAACTTTGATAGTGATTTAGAAGAAGTATTAAAGTTAGGAGTTATAGATGTAAGGTGTGGGATTCAAGTTACTGGAGATGAATTTCATAACGCTATAGATGGTTGTGAGATATTAAATAACGGAATATATAAATTAGACTTTCATGAGTCTGATGAATTAAGTAATCCTAAATTTATTATATCTTCTTCCGCTACTGTTTCTGCTTATAGAGAAGAAATGGTATTTAGTAATTCAGTAGGTGAATCGTCCACTGTTATATTCAGTGGGCCACTACATAAGTTCTTTAACAAAGACGAAATAATAAATATATTTATTGGGGATAACCAACCTATCATAATGGTTACAGAAAATAGCGCATTGATTAGAGCGCCAAGATTGGGGATTTAATATGATAATAACATGGATAGATAAAGATAAGTCAATTAAGATAAGATGGAGAGATGAAAATAGAGAAAGAAAAGAAAAGGTAATCTCTAATTTCAGACCCTATTTCTTTATACGTTCCATTGATAATCAGCCCGCTACTTACAAGACCAAACACTATATGGTCGGTAGTAAACCTGTAGACCAAACTGGATTCTATGAATATAAGAAAGGTGAATGGAGAAACCTAGAAGGTTATAACTTAACTAAAGTTTTCTATACTCACCCTAAAGATATGAAGGATGCAAGGAAACCTTTCGAGAATACATGGGAAGGAGATGTGCCGATACTTAGAAGATATTGTGTAGATGAATTAGATAAAGTTCCTGAATACGAAATGAGAAAATGGTATTGGGATATGGAGTGGTTGCCTAATGGTCATAAAGATGAAGGGGCTATAACTGCTATTGGTGTATATGATAATTATACTAACAAGTCTAAGTTATACACATGGTCTTATGAAGACAAATCAGAAAAAGAAATGTTAGAAGAATTTGTAAAAGATATACAAGAGCAAGACCCTGATATGTTAGTAGCATGGTGGGGATTAAAGTCTGACGTTCCTAAATTACTAGAAAGGTTATTCGAGAATGGTATAGACCCGAGAAAGTTATCTCCATATAAGGAAGTTAAACGAATTGGGTTCAATGCTATTGGTAATCTAAACTTTAGTAATATAGAACAACCCATTAAAGGTAGACTATGTTTAAATTTAGATTTAGCATTTGAACGACAATGGAATGATGCACAGCGAGGAACTTTACCTAGTATGTCATTGGATTATTGTGCGAGTGTATCTGTTGGAGAAACTAAGAAAAAGGATTCTAAGTTTACAGATAGAAATGAATTCTTTATGAAAGCATGGGAAGAAGATACTCAAAACTATTTAGAATACTGTATGCAAGATGCTGAATTACTGTATAAGATAGATGAAGAAATGGGATTAAGTGAAGGTGTATTAGCAATTCAAAAACTGATTAAAGCACCTTTCGAAGATTGTTTCTTTGTGTCTCATATGGGTAGCACATATTTCATGCGTAATGCATATTGGAAAGCACCGACTGGTAAATACACAGAGAAGAAAGAATACGATGGGGCGTTAATCTATGACCCATTAGACCAAGAAACAAACGGATTACATCTTAATGTAGCGGCGTTTGATTTTGCCTCTCTATATCCGTCTTGTATATTAGCAAGGAATATTTCTTGGGAAACTAAAAGTGAAACTGAAACTGATTTCGCTGTTAATTTAAAAATACCTAGAGACTTTTCTGATGTTACAATTGAGGATTGGAAATATTATAGAACAGATAAGTTAGGATTATTACCAAATGCTATTGCTACCTTAAAACCATTAAGGAAAGAATACAAGTTAAAAATGTTAGAAGCATTACAAGAAGGAAATAAGAAAGAATATGTAAAATGGAATTCAATGCAAATGGCTACTAAAAGATTGTTAGCATCTTTTTATGGAGTTGTAGCATTACAAGGATTCGGTTGGTATGATGTAGATTTAGCCGCATCTATTACAGCCAGTGCTAGAGAAGCAATTAGAGAAGCGGCATTTAAAGTGAGGGAGTTAGAATGACTGCAAGTTTGAAAAATAAATTCGCTAAGCAATCAAGCACTCGCCAACTTGCCCTACCCGCAAGTGCTAAAATGAATGCAAGTAATAAAAGAACTATGTTAGTATATGATGAAAAACAAATGATAGAGATGAATAAGGTAAAAACTTGGGCTAAAGTTAAGCCTAATCTTCCATGTCCTACTAATGGACAAGATATGGGCGGTGAGATATACGTTTATGGGCATTTATTTCAACTTATGATTCCCGAATTTATAGTCCCAAAGGCTATAGATTGGGGAGCAACTATGTTTTCCTTTGAACCCGAAATAGGGAAGAACCATGTTTTAATAGCATTAGATGAAAACGGTTTAGCATTATTACATGATTCGGTTACTTCATCCTTTGGTTGCATGGGAAGTATGATAAAAAACAAAGGGGATATGAAAATGTCTCCAAGCGATATGGGTATAATTAAATATCATGAACCTGCCTCTACAATACTAGAAATATCAGATGAAGGCGAAAACCGAGCATTGGCTGAAGACCTGTTTGAGCATCGGAATATGAGTTATAATATCACAACATTAGGAGAATCTAGTAGAATGAGAACTAATCATGTTTATCTTTTGAATCCTAAATTTGACATTATAGCAATATTAATTGACCCAAGAAGAGATGAAGATATTATAACGGAAATAAACAAACCCCTTATGCGTGTTATGAATGAAGGGAGGTTAGGATGGATAGGTGATAAGGAGGATAAAACAATTCACGAAGGACTTTCTCCAAGTTTAATGGGGTATGAAGGTGATTATCACACTTTGAATATGGTAAGTACTTTTCTTGACCAAAGATTTCTTAATTGTGTCTTACCAAATTTAAAATTTGATATATCAGTCTATAATAGTTTAATTTCTAAATTAAATAATACTACTTTATCTATGCGTAAAAAGATGTTATTACATTCTCCTTTCTTAAATGAAGGAGTGACCTTTACTATTACTGTAGAAAGAACTAAAACATATCATAAATGGAGGAGAATATCTTTATGGAAAGAAAATTACAATGTAATAGATAAAGAATTTATTCCTACTCAAAGAATTAATGTATATGTTCAAGAATGGGAACAAAATATAGGTAAAGGAATTACTTTAGAATTATATGGGATAAAAAATGAGAAAGATGGATTAATGACTGACATGTATTGGTATTTTTTCGATTATGATGAATTACCTGATAAATTAAATGATAAGACTTTATCTTCTTTCTTTAAGAAAAAGAAATTTAATAACAAAAAGAGATTAAAAGAGGCTGAAAAATATGTAGAAGAAAGGTTTGGGTTTGGGGCCGTTTTAGATGAATCCTTACTTAGATACACTACTCAACTAAGTTTCTTTAAATCCGTTGTATTAGCGAGGAATTTTACTAAATTAAATGCTAAGCATGGATTCTATGAAGAAAGAAAAGACCAACAAGAGATATTAACTTTATTTATTAAATTAATTTGTGCTTATTGCGACCCCAAACTTAGAGGACAGATGAGAAGAGTAAAAAATGAAAATGGTTTTAATAGACCTTCCTTTTCAAAAATAAAGAAAGGAAAATTTATTCCTAATAAATGGGAATGGGGAACAGATAGAATTAATTATATTACTCCTTCTAAAACTCAAGGAAATAAATTAAATGTTAGAACTTATGTTCACCCTGATTTTGGAACTTATTATATTTCTAAAAAGAATATTAATAAATATAAAGATAACTTTCCTCAAGAATTAGAAGAACCTATAAAAATTCGTGAAAATGATATTCGCCATTATAGTGTTAATATAATGAAAGTGGGCTTTTGGAAAGGGGATGGAGAAAAATTAAGATTTCCTAAATATTATGCTGGAAAATTTAAAAAGAGGAATTCAGCACAAGCCCTTGCTTGGTTAAAAGGTATAGCAGAAAGAGAAAATATATTCATTCAGCATGCTGATAATTTAGGAGAACAAAGGATTCAATCTACTCCTTATCGAGTTGATGGGTTTTGTGAAGACACTAATACAGTATATGAATATCATGGATGTTACTGGCATGGCTGTAAAAAATGCTTTCCAGATAGAAATAAAATGCATCCTGTTATAGATAAAACAATGAAACAACTGTATGTTAATACATTAAAAAGAGATAAAATAATAAAAAGTTTAGGATATAATTTAATTATAAAATGGGAGTGTGATTGAATGAAAGTAGTTTATGCACATACGGATTCTCTTTATGTTCCTGTTCCTTCTATTGAGAAGGCTCAAGAAGTTAGAGAGATATTGAATACACATATACAAGAAAATGTATTTCCTAATCTTATGGGATTAGAAGACCATCCTATGGATTTAGAGTTCGAGAAATACTATTCTGTATTAGGAGTTGGAGCAACTAGAAATAGAAATGCAGGTTTTATTAATTGGAAGGATGGTGTTCATTTACAAAAACCCGAATTCGTTTGCACTGGGTTTACTCTAAAAAGAATTGCTGAATCTGTTATTGGTAAAGAAGTCCAAAAGACAGCATTAGAAATGTGGATTAATCAAAAGACCGAAGAAGATATTATATCTTATGTAAGAGATATGTATGATAAAGTTAGAACTGGTCAAGTTGATAAAACCGATTTAATTAAAAGAAGTAGAGTAAAAGAAAACAGATTAAAAGTTAAATGTCCTGAATTTAAATGTAGGAAGATATATGACGTAGATTATATTAGAGGACTACTAAGTGTTTTATCCTCTGCTGATTGTGAGAAAGAGTCTTGCAATAAAAAACTAAAACAATGCACAACCGTTGAAGGGAAAAGACCTGCTTTCGGTGGAGGTTTTGCAGGTGTTCTTTATTATAATGAACACGTAAATAAAAAGGATAAATTGGACGATTCATTTTATCATATGAAATGTGATTTTAAAATCGGACAACCCCAAACTTATACTAATTGGAACGGGGATGAAAAGAAAGCAGGTTATATAGCAGTTAGAAATATAGAAGAATTAAAAGACTACGAACCCGATTGGTTATTCCTATCAGAATCGGAAGTCTTAAAGAAAGTAAAACCAATATTTGATGCTATGAATTGGGACATTTCAAAAGTAAAAGAAGATGGGAAACAACAAACATTGGATGAGTGGTTTTAATGTTTAAACAAAAGGAGGAAATATAATGGAATATACATATCAGTGGAACCCCGAATGGGAAGAAGACCCTGCGATGCCGCAGTTAAAAGTAACTAAATCGTCATTAAATACGTTTGAGTTTTGTAAAAAACAATATGAGTTTAGTTACATAGAAAGAAGAAAGACAGAACCAAACATGGCTATGATTAAAGGAACAATAGTTCATAATTCGTATGAAGATTTTTATAATCAATTTGAGATTAAGAAAGCAGAAGAACTAGATGAAAATAGTGTTTATGAATATTGTATGGGGTTATTCCCCATAGATGATTATGGTGACATTTATCAAACTATGGCGGCCTTTGAAACCGAAAGATTTATTCAATCGAGGAAGGAAGATGTTTTAGATACCTTCTTACCTGTAGGTAATGAAATTAGATGCAATGCCAAAATAGTAATTCCTAGAGATATTGGAATGTCGGGTAGAGGAACTAAGTTCATGTTACAAAGAGATTACACAGTGCATCTTCAAGGTATTATAGATAGAGTATTTCAAGAAGGTAATAGTATAATTCCAGTTGAGTTAAAGACTGGAGCATGGAAGGATAGAAAACAAGCACATATGAGAAACGAAATGGCGTTCTATAAAGTGTTGATGGATAGCGACCCCGATTGTGAGTTAGGAGAAGTAACTCATTGGGCGTGGTATTTTCCAGACTCTAATTATTTCCAACTAGAAGAAGTTAAGAAGGGTAATGTAAATAGAATTAAAAGAAGAATTGGAGCATTAATTCATGCATATGAACAAGGTGTATTCCCTGCTTCATATCATTATGCTAAATGTCAATATTGTTCTTATACTGCTCTTTGTGATTCCGCACAACAATCAGAATTATGGGAGTGGTGATTTGGCTAATAAGAGAGTAAAAGAATGTAAAGTATGTGGTGAACAATTTGAATTACATAAGAAATCAAATAAATGTAGAAGTTGCGGAGGGCGACTAAGGATAGTTGTCAACAACAGAAACATAAGAAAATTAGGTGATGTATAATGCAAGATAAAATAAAAGCAAAAATAAATAGTAAGGATTGGAAATTTCATGAGTTATTAAAATTGAAAAATGTAGCGAAAACTCTGTCAGAGGAACTTTACCATGAAGTAGAGTTGAAAGACCAATTAGAACTTATATGGGAAATGAGAGTTAAAGATGATTTAACATTCGGTAAACTGTTTAAAGAATCAGTTATCTCTAAACTAGAAGACGAAGTTATGAAAGCATTTCAAGAAAAATTCGAATCGGCTACAGTTAACTTTAACGAGAATGAAAAAAGTCAACCTATACTTCCAGTGGAAAAACCTGCATCTTTAACAGATAAATATACTAAAGATTCTATGGAAGATTTAATTCAAGGTAAAGACGTTATAGTAAATAAAGATAAAGATATTATTGTAAATAGGAATCCTACCTTAGAAGAAAAAGATGGTAAGGTTCAGACTAGAGTTGGAAATGTAAAGGTTAAGAGAGTTGGTTAAAATGGTATTTGAAGAAATGCTAGAAGGACAAAAGAAACTTACAGAGACTATGGAAGAAATACATGCTACTCTTAAGTTTAGTAATAGAATAATTATGATGGTTAATGTTGTAAACATATTAACTATTATTGTAGTTGGTTTGGTGTTATTAAAATGATATGCCCAAAGTGTAATCGTTGGACTCAATACCTAAGTTGGGGTTTATGCTCTAAATGTTTAAGTGGTGAAAATAAATGAGTTTACTAAATATGAATAGGGATAAACCCATAGATGATATGAAGTTCCCTAGAGAAGTTTGGCCTAGTGCTAATAAACAAACTAATACTTTTGGTAGTAAAAGAATTGTAGTTCATAGTCGAGAGGATTTCAATAGTTGGGTTAAAACCCACAATGGAAAGATGAATTGTTTTACATCTGTTTATGATTATGGACAATATACATTTAAACAAGCAGTAACATCTACAGTTATTCTCGATAGAGTGTTCTTAGATTTTGACTCTCATCATGGAGAAGTAGATAAAGTAACAGGGGCTACAATGATTAGTCCTAATGCTATAGATAAATGTTTAGTGGATTTACGTTTAGTGCAAGACTATTTACTTGAAAGAGATTATAAATTTGATATGTCCTTTTCAGGTAGAGGTTTTCACTTATATGTTTATGGAGAACCCACAAAAGATATTAGAAGATTAACAGCCTTCTTTAATGAAGTTAAGAAGGTAACAGTAAATGGAACTTTAGATAGTTCTGGAATACAAGAAAGAAGATTAAGACGTATTAGAAATACTATGAATCTAAAATCTTCTTACGGCACTGGTTGTTTTTATTGTATTCCTTTAACTGTTAATGATACTCTTTTAAATGGAGATGAATTATTAAGACTAGCGATGAAACCAAGATTCGAAGTAAGAGAAACTTATGGAAGCACACTAGTTAAATGGCCTGAAGTAGCACCGATAAAAGAATCAGAAGTCGAGGCCGATGTAATTAATGTGGGTAATCTACCAATGCCCCCATGTATGCATAGTGCTATTATGGTAGAAAATCCAACTGACGATGCTAGAATGAGATTAGTTAGTTGGTATAAAGAATTATTATTGTGGACCGATTTAAGTATTCCATTTGAGAAAACTAAAATTGTTCCCGATAAAGAAACCCGTAACAGAATAGGAAATCAAATTGTTGCGGAGATAAAAAATTTACACGAAAGTTATAACGTGTGGTTAGATTTCAATGAAACAATAACGAAACAAAGAATGGGTTCTATCTTGGAAAAGGATTACAGTTTTCCTAGATGTGAAACTTTGATTGGTCAAGGGTATTGTGTAGGAAAATGTTGGAGGTTATAAAATGCAAAAAACACTGTTTGAATATGGATTAGTATTAGAAGGACAAATGACGCTGTTAGATTTTGGATTAGAATTGGAGGAATAATTATGAGTTTAATAATTGATAGTAGAGAGAAATCAATTCTCGCAGACTTAGTAATTGAAAAGTCTAAGTCATTAAATATACAGACTACTAAACAATGGATTGAAGTCGGAGATTATGTAATTGGGGATGTATGCTTTGAGGCTAAATCAACTCTTGATTTCTTAGGTTCTGTAATGAGCAGAAGATTATGGACGCAACTAGATAATATGGATAGATGTTATAAAACTAACATTGTTATTATTTATGGTTCATTAGGAGATGCTTTACAATATACAGACCATTCCGCTAAATATGATAAAAGACCTATTGGGGATAAAAAGAGATTTCTAACAAATAGGTTTTTAGGCGCAATAGGAAGAATAATGTTAGACTCAGATATTAAACCTGTATGGGTTACAAGTGAACATGCGGCGGCTTCAATCATTTGCACAGTTGCTAAAATGCAAGGACACGAAAGAGAACCAATTAAACCTCATATCTTTAAACGATTAACTACTGATGATATACGCATTAACATGTTAACAACAATTAAAGGTATAAGTGAAAAGAAAGCAAAGATGCTTATTAAGAAATACGGGTCACTTATGGAGATAGGTGATTGCAGTAAAAGGGAACTATGTTCCCTAGACGGAATAGGAGATGCAACAGCAGATAAAATCCTATCCGTTTTTAACTCAGAAAAGAAGGTGAAACAATGAATGAATATGATTATGATGATGAAATATTAGATAGAGAACAAGAAGAAGTAAGGGAGATAGATTTACCCGCAGTAGTTAGAAACTGGGAAAAGGTAGCAACAAGTTATTCGAGATATAATAACATACCTGCTATTATTGGGTTCTATTCTTTATTAGGAGATTTGGCTAAAAACATGGTTGAGATACCATTTGGTCCAACTAGCACTGATACAAGAGTGCATTTTTGTTGGATTCAAACAGCAAGAACGGG